ACAGGGATTACTAGCAACGCCTTAAACGGAATTACCAGAGCAACCAACGGAACTTCAACGGCCGCTCATTCGAGTGCTACAGAAACCTACGATGCCACAAACTATGTGGGCTGGGGTAGTGCAAGTGCGTCGTCAAATATTATTATTGAACCTGCGCAATGGAGACTTCTTAACTATGGAGAAGATTTATTAGCGCTTATTCACAATAAAACTATTTTTAAATGGGAACCTTCTCTACCTAATTTAGAGGTAAGAGCAGTCCTAGTAACTGGAAGTGAAGTTCCTACGGCTTCAAGGGACATGGTTCTCTCGACCCCCGACCGTCATTTAATTTGTGTTGGTACAGAAACCACACTTCAAAGCTCAACGACTCAAGATGATATGTTTATTCGATGGTCTGATCAAGAAAGTATTACAACCTGGACTCCGACCGCTAGCAACACAGCAGGTAGTCAACGGCTTACCGATGGTTCTAAACTTATGGGAGCCATTGTAGGAAGGACAGCCGTTTATATTTGGTCGGATACCGCCATGTACACCATGAAATTTATTGGACCTCCTTTAACTTTTGGTTTTCAACAAATGGGAACCAATTGTGGAATGTCCAGTCAGCACGCGGCCGCTGAAGTCAATGGTATAGCTTACTGGATGGGACCTACCGGGTTCTATCAATTTAATGGAGGACGAGTAGAATTAATGCCTTGTCTGGTAGAAGATTATGTCTTTGAAGATCTTAACGCTACCGCCAATCAACAAATTCATGTAGCCGTTAACGCTTTATTTGGAGAAATCACTTGGTTTTATCCAAGCAGTAATTCTGATTATGTCGATAGATCTGTGACCTATAATTATTTAGATTCATCTCCGCAAAATCCAATCTGGTATACTTCTTCTCTTGCTCGTTCAACTTGGACAATCGAAGGAGTTTTCACTAAACCTTATGCAACCGAATTTAAAAGTGGGGTAGCTCCTACTTATCCGACCGTTGTAGGAATTTCTAATGGTGCTAGTTATTATTGGCAACAAGAAAAAGGAACCGATGAAGTATTTGCTAGCGGTACAACGAATGCTATATCCGCTAGTGTTGAATCAGGAGACTATGATATTGGTACTCAAGGAATTGAAGGACCCATTGGTGGTGAGTTCATGATGAGGATCAGCAGGATCATACCTGACTTTGGATCTCAAACAGGGACCGCTAAAGTTTATTTAAATACTAAAGCGTTTCCAAGTAGTACAGCAACCTCTACTTCTTATAATGCTACAACAGCTACGACTCAAATTTTTACCCGTGCAAGAGCGAGACAAATTGCTATTAAAGTCGGCAATGTAGACACAGGACAAACTTGGAGAATGGGCACTTTTAGATTAGATATTCATCCAGGAGGCAGAAGATAAAATGAAAATTTTTTACGCCTCGTATGTATATCCTATATTTTAATGGAGGAACATGGCAAAAATTAGTGAAGTTGTAGCAACGATTCTAGGTCCAGACTTTGATTCAATGAACGTTCAAGGACTTGCAGACAATGTAGCATCCGTAGTACAAAAACTTAATACCACTTACCAACAACAATTAACCGATGAGTATGAAGTCTTTACTTTATTCATGAGTTAAGATAAATTAAGGAAAAGAAGAAATGGCAAATACCTATAGAAATATTTGGAAGACTGATGCTACCACAAACATTGTAACCGTTTATACCTGTCCTGCAGAAACGGTGGCGCTGATTAAATCTATATCCGTTTATAATACTCATGCTTCTTCAACCCCTGATTGGACACTCACGGTTACCGATAGCGGTAGCTCCACTGATTTTATTTATAAAGTAATAGCTAGCGTTCCAGCCAAAGGTAAAAAAGAATTTTTAGAAGGAGACGAAAGTACTCTTTTAGTTTTAGAAGAGAGTGATATTTTAAAATTTACAACCACGGCTACTTCAGCTAATATATCAGTCAGCGTTTTACAACAGGATAGGACCTAATGCCTTTTAAAGAATCAGGATCAGTCATAGATTATATTATGGATACGGATGGTAACCAAATTCCACGTTATCGATGTGAAACTGAAGTTACCCTAACCAATACGCAAACTAAAAAAGAATATATGTCAGATAAAGAAGCAGAGGACGATGTGAAAGACCCTAATACAGCTACAAAGAAAGAGCATATTAGAAGAGATGTTAAAGTCACCGTCCCTAAAATGGTTATGGGGAGTGGGACTTTAAAAGATGAATCCTAAAGGTGGAACAGAGTTACAGTTCGATGAACTTAAGAAAAGATTGCCAGAACAGTACTGGAATAAAATTAATATTACGACATCGGTTCCTGAAAAAACTCCTATTGAAAAAGGCAAACTCAATATTTTATGGTTGAAGAACTCTCATGATCAACCCAACATTCAGCCGTGGTTTTCGAAACCGGAGAACCATAATAAATATGATTGGTATATTTTTAATTCTCATTGGAATTTTGAAAAGTATCGGCTTTACTTTAATCTTCCTACTGTTCGTTGCCGTGTTATTAAGAATGCATTACCTAAAGTTAAATGGCTCCAACGATCTCGATACCAAGCAGATAAACCTTTAAGACTTATTCATGTCTCTACCCCCTGGAGAGGACTTAACATTCTCCTAGCAGCAATGCATCATCTACTTGGTGAAGAAATTCAACTTAATGTTTATAGTTCTACCAAACTTTACGGGGATAAATTTAAAGAAGCTAACGACAAGTACTATGAACCTCTCTACGAGCATGCCCGTAAAATGGATAATGTAAACTACATTGGCTACAAACCTAATCTAGAAATTATTGATGCAATGCAGGCCTCTCATGTTTTTGCTTATCCATGCATCTGGGAAGAGACTTCATGTATCTCAGCCATTGAAGCTATGGCCGCTGGTAATATTCCACTCGTCACCAACTTTGGGGCTCTCCCGGAAACGTGTGGAGACTATGGGTATTATGTCAATTATGATATAGACCCTAAAAGACTGGCTGAAGAATTTGCAGCGCACGTCCTTTATATTAAAAGAATTTTACCAACTGACGGTATTCAACAACGTTTAGAAAATCAACGTCAACATTTCAATCATTTTTATAGTTGGGATGAGCGGATTAAAGAATGGATTGCTTTTTTAAACAATGCTTTACAGGCCAAAGGAATTTCTAATGAAGGACGTTGAGGGTATTTTAACAGAGGATAAATTTAAAGAAGACACGAAACTCTTTCCTCAAAATACGGTCGACGGAACTAAACTGGTGGATGAACCCACACAGAACATTATTTCTAATAGTTTATTTGTGGTCACTCCTTGTATGGGAACGTTAATGCTTTCCTATGTTAAAGCAGTTTTAGAATTACAAATTATCTGTTTTCAAAAGGAAATTTTTACTAAATTTCATATGGTTCAATCGTCCCTGGTTACCCAAGGAAGAAATTTATGTCTTCAAGCTTTTCTTAATTCCTCGTGTTCCCACATGTTGTTTGTCGACTCAGATATTGAATTTGATCCCGCCTCTATTCCAACCATGATGAATTATAACAAAGATATTGTCCTTACTCCCTACCCTATGAAAATTTTTGATTGGGATAAGGCACGGAAACTTTCCTCTAAGTCGGATAAACCTATAGAAGACTGCCCTCATTATTTCTGTTTAGAATTTCCTGATAAAAATAAAATTGAAAGTAAGGGGGGTCTATGTGAAATTGTTAAAGGCCCGGCAGGCTGCATGCTCATTAAAAGAGAAGTCTTTGAAAAGATGATGAAAGCCTATCCCAAGATGAAAATTAAACAGAAACAATTGGTGAATGGACTCATGTCCACGAGTGAAAACGTATGGAACTTCTTCGATACCGATTTTAATCCTGAAACAGGAGTATTTTTGGGAGAAGACTATGCCTTCTGCAAACGCTGGACGGACATTGGAGGCAAGCTTTATGCCAATGTGGATGCCTATATTACTCACTATGGTACCCATGGTTTCCGTGGAAGATTCATTGACGAAGGTAAAAAAGTAAAGTAATACTATAGTTCAGGGATTTTCAGGAATTCCCTTTAACCTGCCTACATCATTTACAAGGAAATTTATGGGACTATTATCGTCAGTTAAAAAAAAGGCCAAAAAACTTTTTAAGGGCCCAGTAGGCAAAGCGCTCTTGGCTTATGGAACCTATAAACTTGCCCCTTACATGTGGGGAAACCAAGCTGGAGGTGCCGGAGGCTGGGAAGCAGGTTGGGAAAGTTTTAAACCTTGGTTGATGGGAACACCAGGAGGAATAGAAGGAGCTAGTGGTAATTTACCAGGAGCATTAAAAGGTACAGGAGGAGGTAAATATATACCTGGAACCGGAAACCTTTGGCAAAGATCAGGTATCTTAGGTAAGTCAGCCATAGTAGGTACGGGAGCAGCATTAGGAACAGCTGCGATGGAGGATGAACCCGAGCTTCCCGAAGAATTT